TTAGCAATTTCTTTTAAGCAAGTATGCCATCTTACAAATGGTGCAAGTGCAGGATTAGATGCAGTTTGCATAAATGTAATTAATCTTTGTGATCTAACTTCTTTTTGCATTAATGAAGAAGTTCCTTGTGCTTTAACTTCCAGATCACCTTTTATGTTAGGAGAGTCTTCATTGAATTGCATGTTCCAATGATACAATGATTCTCCAAGGGGTTTCAAAAGATAGTCATCAATATTTTTAATAACTGTCTTAATACTTAATGCAGCAGCACCCATCAACATAGACATACCCGATGCAGTTCTAGTTGTAGATTGTACACCTGTTGCTCCATGTGAGTATGATGGAATACCTGTTGATTCATCTGCTAGCTGTCTGAACTTATCAAACATTTGTAAATTCTCTTGTGCAGTATTTGGAAATTTAAGACCATGTACTGCTTGACCTGTTTGACCACTTTGTCTTCTAAAGATCTTACCAGGAAATACTTTCATATCTTGTCCTGGTACTAGCATTGTTTCATCAACATCGAATACTAAATTACCTGCTAATGCCAAGTTATCAATAGCCATTCTTGCATGACCATTCATAATTGTTTGTGCATCATCCATATTTTCAGGTATGCCCACGCCAAAGAATTGATAAGGATTGATTTCATAAGGGCATACCAAGTAAGGAATCCTTGAAGGAGTAAAAGGATTAAGTACTAATCGGATAATTTCATCTCCACATATCCAACAGTTTATAGATACTTCATCTAAATCATCATCGTCATCATCAACTTCTAAACCTGCTTGTTTAGCAAGTTGTTTATCCATATAACCCCAGTATTCTAGAATTTCATATCGATTTCTGTCTAATTCGTTTGTTGTATTCTCACGATCAATTAATGAACTTTCATAACCTCTAGGTTCATAATTGTATCCATTTTTTAAACACTCACGAATAGCATCTGCTCTAAAAAAGGGTCTATTAATTAAATCTCTTAATTGAGATCGAGTATATATGTGTCTTTAGATGACATAGTCTGATTCCTCAATATTAACTGCTTGTGGATCAGGATAAATATTCCAACAACTAACAGCTTCTATTTTAGGAACTAATTTAGTTGTAGAAGTATATTCATTCTCATTTGTTTCAGGATTCTTTTCCCATTTATGTAATGTTTTATCATAACTAAATGGTCCTTTAATAATTCCTGTACCTAAAAGGCACATTTCAAATAAAGAATGTTTTAAAGTTGTTACAGCATTAGCTTCTTCTAACTGATCATGAATAAGTTTTTCCATATTAGCTGCAGCCATTTGAGCAGGAGATATTTGTGGTTCAGCTCTACTATCGTTTGCTTCCCCATCAACAAAACCTGCTTTTCCATATTTCTTTTTTAAGCCACCTAGAACATCATTAATAACTTGTCCTTTTTCTCTTTCCATGCCATCGCCCGGAAATCCATAAGGACTTTCAAAAGTATCTTCTTCTTGTTCTTGTTCTTGAGCTTGTTTTGGAATATGGGCATACTCACTAATACCTTCTGGTACAGGAGTAGGTTCTACACCAATTGGAAATTTACCTGATGAAAATAATACCTCGATCAATTGACCATAGGCAGCCATTACTTTAGTCTTTGTAACTTTTACAAATACTCTTGACTTTTCTTTTTCGGTAAAAGTCATATCAGAACCATAGATACCTCTATAGTTTCTGTAACTTCTTAACCACCTATTTTCATCAAATAACCTAGCTTCTTCTGATTCATTAAACTTGCCTTTAACTAAACCAACAAGTTCAGCATACTCAGAAGATTCTGTTTCATTATCCAGAGCTAGGATTTCATCATCAGCCATAATTAATTAATTCTAGTAATCCCTCTCGTCAGCCATAGAAAATATTTTGCCATCAACGTAAGATTTCTTTTGCTTAGGCATATCTACGTTTTGACCATTTCCGTCATAACCGTTAGGAAGATTGTCAGCAGGTTTAGCCATTTTCTTTTGATCTTCTGCTAATTCACCTTGCTTGTACATCTTCATCTTAAGGTTGTCTTTTTTTACTTTCATAGTTACTCCTCCTTAGTTAGGTTTTTTTGTATGTAAGGTAATAACCATTTATTATCTACACATACTGTTGTGAGTCCGTTAGCGATTGTATTAACAATCTTTTCTTCTGTTGTTATATCTAGACCCCATTGATATACAATTGCGTGAAGAATCTCGTG